CGTGGCAATCCGCTCGAGCAGCTTGGTCTGCAGCCGCTCCTGAATGAGCCGGGGATCCTGAGCGTTAGCCGTCAGGTTCAGCACCAGGGCGGCACCCTCAGCGGTGCGGATGTCGCTCCCCGTGATGGTCTGCGAACCGAGCGTGTTCAGCTTGGTGAGCCGCTCTTCCTGTCGCTTGGCTTCGGCCTCGGCGGCCTTCTGCTGCTCCTCCAGCACCTTCTGCTGGTACTGGAAAATCTGTTCCTGCACACGCCGCTGCTCGTTGGCGGCGGCCTCGGCGGCTTGGCGTTGCTGGTCGGCGTACTTCTGCTGCAGCCGCAGGGCGTCTTGCTGTGCCTTTTCTTGATCTCGCTTTGCTTGGTCTGCGTCTTTCTTTTTGTTCTCCCGAATGATCTCTAAGTTCTCGATCTGCATCTCAAACAGTTCCTGCTGCCGGGCCACCTCTTGGTTGAATGCCTCTTGGTTGAGGATGCCGGCGGATGCCTGCTCTTGGGCAGCGGCGATGCCTTCCTGCAGACGCAGGGCAGCGTCAAAGCCCGCCTGGCCGAACTCCTCAGACTTGGCAATCAGCCCGTCGATGTTTTCGTCAACCGCTTGGAACGCAGCCTGAAAGCCCTGACCGAAGCCCTGCTCCAAAGCCTGCTGCTGGTCTTCGAGCTTGCTTTGCAACTGGTCAAGCTCTGCCTGGCGGGCGGCAGCAACGTCAGCGTCGGCGGCATTGCCGGCCGCACGGGCGGCGGCAAGTTGCTCCGACACCCGGGCCTGCTCACGCTGCACGGCAAGCAGATCCTGCTCCAGCTTCACGGTCGCACTGTTGGCCTCCAGCAGCCCGTCGATGCGGGCTCGGTCGGCGTCAATCAGTCGCCGCTGCTCGTCCTGCAGTTGCTTCACCTTGCCGATCTGTGCGTCGTACTCAGCGTTGGCAGCGGCCACGCCACGGCGCAGCGTCTCTTCGTTGATGACGCCCGCCTCGAACTGCTGCCGCAGTTCTTCGAGCTTGTTCTGGAACTGCAGTGCTGCGTCAAATCCTGCTTGCCCGAACTGGGCGGCGTCGTTGATCGCCTGCGATATCTCGGCCCGCAGACCGGCGACGGTGGCCTGGGCATCCGCCTCAATCTGCAGTTCGATCTTGGCGTCGTTCTCCAGGCGGTCGATCTCGTCTCGGAACGCATCGCCAGCACGAGCGGCAGCACGCCGAAAGGTTTCTTCGTTGATCAGCCCGTCGTCCAGCTGTGCCTGCAGTTCTCGGATCGACTCCTGATACTGCAAGGCGGCGTCAAACCCGGCCTGCCCAAAGGCGGCCGACTCGTCGATGGCGTCGCTCACGCTCTGTCGCACTCGGTCGAGAGACTTCTGCAACGCATCGGCCTCGGCCTGCGATTGCTCAAGCGAGTCAGCGATCTGCGACACGCCGCCGGCAGAGCCATCCGCCTCCTCGCCAAACAGACGCAGCGTCCTGCCAAGCAGGTTCAGCTGGCCAACCAGCGGTATCAGATCGACGATGGACGTGGCGAGTGCCTGCGACGCCGTCTGATTCTCCTGAGAGAACCTGTTGACCGATGCAGTGATCTCCGTGAACGCCAGCGTTACGTTGGCCGCACTGTCAGCAAACGCAGCGGACGACTGATCGGCGAAGCCCTTGGCAGCGATCGACGCCCTGTCGAGCTCGTCGCCGAACCGGGCGATCTGCTCTCGCTGCCTGTCAGAGATTGCGGCACCAAGCCGCTCGAGCTCTTCGCGTGCCGTCGCCAGTTCGTCAAACACCGGCAGCAGTTCAAGCCCGGCCTTGCCAAACAACTGCAGGGCAACCGCAGCACGGCGGGCCGGATCGTCAATCTGCAGCAGTGCAGCGGCCACGTCCGTGAACAGCTGCTCTGGCGTGGCGGAACGCACCTGATCGACAGAGATGCCCAAGTCGCCGAACGCCGAAACGGCGGCACTCGATCCGGTGCGGGCATCATTCACCGACTTCAGGAAACGATTGAACGAACTGCCTAACTCGTCAACGCTTGTGCCCGTCTTGACAGCGGCCACCTGCAGCACTTGGATGAAGTTGAATGACACGCCAAGCCGGGAGGCCAACTGCGTCAGCCGCTCTACCTCGGCCTCAAGCGTCAGCAGGTTTCTGCCCACGGCCACGGCAGCGGCCCCGAACGCAGCGGCGGCAGCAGCGGCGGCGGTGAACGGGTTGATGACGGACGCAGCCGCTGTGCCGAGCGAAGCCAAGTTGGCATAGATGTCCCCGGTGAACACCCGCTGCAATCCCTGTGCGGCACTGGAGATGCCAGACAGCCGGCCGGCGATGTTGCCAAGCGGGCCGGGCAAGGCGGCGAAGATGCCGCTGATCTCGTTGAACTTGAGGCCATTTGTTGCGGCTGCGTTCAAAGACTTCCCGAACTTATCGGAGGCAGCAGTCGCCTTGGCAAAGACGGCCGCCTGCCTCTCAATCTCCCTTCGCAAGTCTTGCTTTGTTAGGAGTCCCTTTCGCTCAAGTTCGGTGGCCTCAGCAATGGCAGCGTTGAAGTTTTCCTGCGGCGTCCTGTTTGCGGCAATGATCGCCGACGCCTTTGCAGTCTCTTGAGCTCGAAGCCGCTGTGCGGCTGCAGAGTCTTCCGCAAGACGCTTTTCAACCGCTGTGATTTCCTCTAGTGCCGCTTTCTCCTTGGCGGCCTCGGCTTCTCGCTCTGCAGCCAGTTGACGCCTAAGCTCTAGGCCGTCCCTCTCAAGCTGTGCCGCAAGGCCGCTGAACTCAAAGCGAGCACGGGCAGCGGCTTCCTCAGCGATGCCGTTGGCGGCAACGATCTGGTTAAGCTCCTCAAGCTGTCGCGCCCGGCGCTCCTCATCAGTCAGGAACTGCTCGGTGATCTGGCGGCCACGCTCAAGAAGCCGCAGCCTTTCTTCTTCGGCCTTGGCGGCAGTGGCATTGGCACCGCTAGCTTCAGCAACGGCCCGGGCGTATTGCTCGTTATCGAGAGCCCCTAGCTTGACCAGTTCGTTTAGCCTTGCAAGCGTCTCCGCACGAATCTCTTCTTTTGTGCGATTTCGCTCAATGATCTGCGCCGCTTCAGAAAAGGCAGCGGCAGTCTGCCGCACCTCGTTCTGAAGCGCAGCATATTGGTCAGCGTACGCCTGGGCGTTCAGCCCGCCTTGGAGCTGTTGAGCAAGTGCAGCAAACTTGTCATTGAGGGCCGTCTGTGCCGCTGCCGCAGCTTCGCTGTTTCTAGTGAACTGATTGAAGACAGAAGTGGTCTTCTCGGCCTGCTTCCCGAGATTCTCAAGCGCCCGCTCGGCCGGCGTGAGGTTCTTCACCACGCCAGAGGCGTCGGCGGAAACCTTCATCGCGAGTGAGAGGATGTTGGCCATGGCTGCTACTGCTCAAAGATGCCGGCGAGCTTTGCAAGCTCTCGGGCCATCTCCTCTGATGTCTGCGGTGGCTTCTCGGTCGGGACGAAATCGGACGCCTTCGGTGCTTTGCCTTTCTCGCTGTACGGTGCGAGCACGGCACTGGTGAGCAAGCCCGTCTGCTGCCACGGATCCGGCAGAGCGTGGTAGTAGCGGGTGAACGCCACCCACTCACTGAGCTCCTGCGAATCCATGCGGCGAGACAACTCCCGCACCGTCATGCCTAGGTGCCCGGCGAGGCGGAAAAGAAACCTCCGCATCGGCCGGGTCTTCAGTTTTTTGCGAGTTCCTCCACGTCGCTCTCGGTCATGTTGTTGTGCTTCATGGCCCGCTCGAAGAGCTTCGACACGACGGCCGACGACTTCTTCGCCAGCTGCTCGATGCCCTGCTCGTCGAAGAGCCGCTCGCCACTCTCGGGGTGGCACAGGCAGCGGGCCAGGTACTTCGTTCGGAAGTTGTCGATGCCCCGCTCCTTGTTGCCGATCCACTCCTTTTCGTAGGAGTCCCGCTCCTCGACGGTCATCACACGGATGCCGAGCACCAGCGGCTTACCGCTGGCGTCCTTCCACTCCTTCACCGTCACCTTGAGAACGGACAGATCGTCCGAGGCGAGAATCTGGGCGGCGAGTTCTTGAACAGTCAGAGCCATGGCATCTCCTAGGGTTGGATCCTTAACGTGACGGTGTACCGTGCCACGTCATTGGCAATGCCCTGGAGCGTGAACTTCTCGAGCACGGCGGTGCCAGAGTAGGCAAGGCCACCGCCCGCAATCGAAACCGCAGCACGCTTGGCGTACTTGGCCGTCGAGATGTTCGCAGTCGTCAGGCACGATATCTCTATAGTGCCAACGTCAAGCGTCCACGTACTCGCACGAGCCAGCGGCAGCGAGCCGCCGTGAGTCACGCGCAACTCGGTGACTTCACCGAATGACACGCCGTCCCACGTCGCCGTGACGCCCGCTGCGTATGTAGCCATGACGGGGCTCCGTCAGGCTTAACGATCAATGAGGATCGTCACCTGGCCCCGGATGGCATCGTTGGTGGCGAGCGTGAGCGTGGAGCTCTGCACCGTGCCGCCCTTGCTCAGAAGCGAAGAGCCGCCCACGGTGATGGACAGCGTGCCGGTGGACTTGTCGTTGATGAGGGTGCTGCCGACGTAGTCGAACTGCACCGTGCGGCCGGTGTCGCCAGAGGCCGAGCCGGCCAGCGGCAGATCGAGAGTCCTGGCGGTTTCGCCGGTGGTCTGGCCCAAGTGGGCCACGTTGATCTTCTCGTCCTCGGCCGCCGGGTCGGTGAACGACACGACGATGTTCGTGACGGTGTACCTCGTGGAGGTCGTGGGCCACGTCACCACCGTACCTGCACCATCATGCGGCGTCTCGAAAGCCATCGCTTATATCTCCTGCCAGAGGATCGAGTACTGTTGATTGACCGTGAGAATCGGCGGCAAGTCGCCTCCCGCCAGCTGCACCACGCCGTCCGATTCCGTGTCCAGAGACACGTTCCTGACGCTCACGTAGTTTTCCACAGCGGTCCCGTACCCATCCAGAACCGAGCGGCACCGGTCGGCGATGTCCCGGGCCTCGCCGTACGTCTCGGCGTACACGTCCACCGACAGCAGCACGACGCCCATTCCCATCGGGCCGGATAGCGTCTGCGTCCGCTGGATGCCCGTGCGACGCCAGGTGATGAACGGCAGATC